GGATGGAAATTATGAGTTTAAAAAACCAACGAGAATGGTTTAAAGAAATGTATATCTTACAAACTCTTTGTAAGGAACATGGTGCCGAACTAAAGCTGTTCGGACTAAACGACTTAACTTGGATACCACCTCAAATGAATGACTTTTTTACATTTGATACTATGCAAGTTGCAAAGGATTCTGTAAACGATTGGTTTTTACAGAATAAAAAGATTGATGTTTCGAAGCACACTAAAGACGGTGAACATTTAGACGAAGAAATTCACCGTATGATTGCTTTAGAATATCTACCATCACAATTTAATCGAAAGGAACTATAAATGAAAGAATTACTACTAAAGGCATTTAAGAACCATGCTGAAGGGGAAATTAGAAAACACGTTGCAAATATTGAAGTGTTTCTTAATCATCCAGTTGGCGTAGCTGAACATCCTGATACCATTGAAACTATTGGTAAAGAAATGGAAGCACTGGCTGATTGGAATGACAAGCTAGAAATGGCAAACAAGTATTTCTAAAATGCTTGACATTAACCTAAATATACAGTATAATAGTATAATAACAATAAGCAATCCACTGCTTTAACATCGGAGAAGAAAATTGGAAAAGATTAGTAAAATAATAAAACAGCGTCTTGTAGATGCAGGTGAGCGGTTTCATTCAAACGATAATATTAGTAAGTTTGTACATGATGGCGAAATGGAAGCACTTCAACAAGAAGTTGAAGTAGCATTTCGTGATGTATTAGATGCATTAGTAATTGATACTGAACACGATCATAATACCCATGATACTGCAAAACGTGTAGCAAAGATGTATATCAGAGAAATATTTGCTGGTAGATTTAATTCAAGACCTACTATTACTAGTTTTCCAAATATGGGATACAAAAGTTTGTACACAAGTGGACCTATTAGTATTCGGTCTACTTGTGCCCATCATTTTCAGAATATTGTAGGTAATGCATGGATCGGTATTATACCTGAAGAAGAAGTTATTGGTCTTAGTAAGTTTAATAGACTAGTACATCATATTGCAGAACGTCCGCAAATACAAGAAGAAATGACTACTGACATTGCTAACGAGTTAGTTAGGTTTGCAAAAACACCTAATGTAGCAGTAGTAGTAAAAGCAGAACATCATTGCATGACTCATAGAGGCGTCAAAGAACATGAAAGTGATATGACAACTGCAATTATGTTAGGTGCCTTTAATGAAGATCCAGCACTTAAAAAAGAGTTTTATGATATATGTTTAAGCATGAAAGGGCATAACTAATGAGTACCGTTGCTTCAATTACTACTCCTAGAGATTTTTGGAATCGAAAGGTAGATAAGGCAATACAAATGTTTGAGTATAGTGCTTGGACTGAAGATAAATTTGTGGATGAAATGTCCATATTAGGCTTTGATAAGGCTGTTATAAGGGAGAAGATGAATGAAGGCTAGAGTATGTGAATCATTTTATAGTATACAAGGAGAAGGTAGGTTTGTTGGCGTTCCTTCAGTATTCTTGCGTATGTTTGGTTGTAATTTTAAATGCCAAGGATTTGGAATGCCACGTGGTGAATTGGCAACAGACTTTGATCAGATTGCTAAAGATCACCAAGCTAACCCAGGTAAGTATAATACATTAAAGGATTTACCTTTAGTGCATAAAGGATGTGATAGTTATGCATCGTGGGATCCTAGATTTAAGAAGTTTACTACAGATTATCAAGTTGACGATTTAGTTGAAGAACTATTATCAAAAACACCTGAAGGCAAATGGACTTGTAGTAATGGTCAAGATGTTCACCTAGTTATTACTGGTGGGGAACCTTTGCTAGGATGGCAAAGAATGTATTTAGAATTATTTGAACATCCTAGAATGGAGGATTTAAAAAATGTTACATTTGAAACAAACACAACGCAAGAACTTAGAGATGATTTCAAAGACTACATCTCAACTAAAGCAAGATTTCATACAACTTGGAGTTGCTCTCCGAAACTTAGTGTCAGTGGCGAGCTATGGAGTGATGCTATCAAGCCTGAAATTGCTAGTTCATATTATACTGTACCCAATACTCACTTGTATTTCAAGTTTGTGGTCGCTGATGAAGTTGATGTTAACGAAGTTGAAAAAGCTGTTGCCGAGTATAGGAACGCTGAAGTGGAATGTCCAGTGTACTGTATGGCGGTGGGTGGATGCTCTGAAGAGTATCAGGAAAACGCAAAAACCGTTGCCACCCTTGCAATGGGAAGGGGATGGAGATATACCCCGAGATTACACGTCGATATCTTCGGAAACAGTTGGGGAACCTAAAGTGACAGACAAAAAAGCTCATATTGATCTTGAGAAACTAAGAGAGGCAGGAATATAATTATGTTAGATAAACTAAAAAACTTAATGTCAAAAGATAAAAGTAATAAGCCTAAAGAAAAAACAAGGTTTGAGCTTTTAATGGCTGAAAAGAAAGCGGCACAAAAAGCTAAGAAACCTTGGGTGGCAGTTTTGGATACACATGTAAATGAAAAAGATATTAAAAATGGATTCTTTGAACTTGATTGGAACAACGAATTTATTGAACAACTATTAGATGCTGGATATACAGGCGAAACAAACGAACAAATTGTTGACGGCTGGTTCAAAGATGTTGCACGAAATATCCTTAAAGACCAAGGACAAGATGCGTCAAGAGGTGCTGGATATATTAATGTAGGTAATGTTAATAAAGATGGTAAAAGTGAAGTATCTTAATAAATGAAGACTTCATTTGAAATGAAGAATAAGAAGCTACTAGAAGATCTTCAAGAAAATGGCTTATGGTTAGTTATGCACCCTGTACAACGAATGGGCTGGGAAGCTGATCAAATGTTTCCTTGGTTAGGTGCAGAAATGGTACGTATGAGTCAACGTATAAACTACTACTTAAGACCTTGTCATCATAAGTTTATTGTTATAAATGACGATGATCGTATTATATCTACATTTTCAAAGTATCCTCAAATCAAATCACTACTGAAGTTAAATCGATATTGTGTTAAACATAATATTACAAAACTAATATATACAGGATTTCATTATGGTATATGTTTATTAAGTGAAAAACATATAGGCATGGAAGCTATAGATATCCACAATCAACGTCGTCCGAACGCTGGTGTTATTTCACCAATTTATGAGATGTTTGTTAAACGTGAGTTAACTATGGTAGGGCCAAGTGCTGATGAAGATAGTTGGAGAAGTGCTGACTATGAAACTGGAAAGTTTGCTCAAATTATTTAGGTTGACAAACGAAAGCAAATGCGTTATACTATACTTAAATTAATATAATAAAAGGTTAACCAAATGAAATATGTTCTAGTTGATACAGCAAATACATTCTTTAGAGCTCGTCATGTAATACGTGGTGATCTTGATACAAAAGTAGGAATGGCTTTTCATATTACGTTTAACAGTATAAAGAAGGCATGGAACGATTTCGATGGCAATCATATCGTATTTTGTTTAGAAGGACGTAGTTGGCGTAAAGATGTTTATGCTCCTTATAAGCGAAATAGGAAGGTGGCTCGTGATGCATTAACAGAAGCACAACAACAAGAAGAAAAGATCTTCTGGGAAACGTTTGATGCATTTAAAGACTTTGTAACTAGCAAGACTAACTGTACAGTTTTACAACACGATGAATTAGAAGCAGATGATCTAATTGCAGGTTGGGTACAGCATCATCCTAATGATGAGCATGTAATTATATCAACTGACGGTGATTTTGCACAACTAATATCACCTACTGTAACTCAGTATAACGGAGTTTCGAATACAACTATTACACATGAAGGATATTTTGATGATAAAGGCAAAAGCATTATCGATAAGAAGACCGGAAAAGATAAGTTGGCTCCAAATCCATCCTGGCTCTTATTTGAAAAATGTGTTCGAGGTGATACTAGTGACAATGTGTTTAGTGCGTATCCCGGTGTAAGAGTTAAAGGTACACGTAATAAAGTAGGCTTAACAGAAGCATTTGAAGATAAAGATACAAAGGGCTACAACTGGAATAACTTAATGTTGCAAAGGTGGTCTGATCATGAAGGTGTAGAACATCGAGTTTTAGACGATTATAATCGCAATGTAGGATTATGTGATTTATCTGCACAACCACAAAATATTAAAGACAAGATCTTTAATACAATTATAGAAAATGCACAACCCAAAAATATACCGCAGGTGGGATTGCGGCTAATGAAATTCTGTGCAATATACGACATGCAAAGAATAACTGATAATGCTCAGGCGTATGCTGAGCCATTACAAGCGAGGTATCCGGTATGACTGACGTAAAAGCAAAAGAAATATTAAAAAACAAATTTTGGATAATTGAAGATGTAACTCACGGATCAAAGATTGGTACGTTATCCAAGGATGAGAATAATCATTATATGTATTCTTGTCAACAACCAGTTAATCAACGACGTACAACTGAGTATTATAGTTGTCTAAAAGATCTTAAAGCAGGTATTGGTGGTGAAATTCTTTGGAGTAAAGCTACTGTAAGTGATGCTAATGAGACTGTTTCAAAAGAAATTTATGGACTAGTAACTAGTACTATTCCTTATAATGCAATGTACGATCTAAAAAGAAAATTTGCATTATTTACGAAAAGTAAAAAATCTAAGAGCTTATATTGTGCAGGATACTTTATAATCCATTTTGAAAAAGGTTGGGTTAAAAGTTTATGTCCGAAACAAGTTACTTTAGAAAAATACGAATTTCGCGGACCTTTCAAAACTGAATTAGAAATGCGAGGGGAGTTAAGTCGTGCAAACCGTTAAACCGTTAAACACTATTCCTCTACAACAATTTATTGATAAGGTAAAAATTGCTGATAATTCTAATGCAATT